GATCTCGGTTACGAAACCCTTCCACTCGTCGTCACGCTGCTTGTATACACCATCAAAGACTTCGTTGATAATCGGTTCGACTACCGCACGAAAGTCGGTACTACGCATTGGGGTTGCCATTGCTTAATCCTTTCTTTCGTTAATTAGACCGAAGCCTTGGGATATACGAACGTGTTGTTCGCAATCTTGACTTGAACAATCGTGTAGGTGTCACCCCAGGCGTTTAACTCGCCCGTTGGGTAAGCAACCTCACGTCCCAAACCGATAACCCGAACTTGACCTTGTGCTGCGGATGCCACTGCCGTGTCATTCAGAGCGCAAGTTGAGAAGAAAGCCCCACCGTTGCCGATGGCGGTTCCACTCGCGGGGGTCAGCCCGGCAGCGGTCTCAAAGTTGTACTGTGAGCCAATAGCTGCCGTTGTGGCGGAGCCATTGATCTGCGCCTCGTACACCAACTCAGGATCTGAGAAGATCCAGAAGATGATGTCCGTGGAAGCGTCCAAAGTTGCCTTGGATGCGCCCTTAGCCACAGAGCGACGGCCCTGGGAGTCGGTGAACTCCACGCCGTCAAATACGCCGTAAACTGCGCCAGATGCGGCGGCGGCCTCGGCAATGGTCAGTTGGCCCGATGAGTTAACTGCCACAGGTTGGAACTGGTAAAAAGTCTGACCAGCGCTCAACGAGTAAGGAGCAGTGTAAGAACCAGACCCGGTGGTGAAACTGTTCGTGCCGACAAAAGGAGTCGCACGATCCAAACCACTGGGGTGGTACACAGGCTTCAGACCAAAGGGTTTTAATGTAGTTGCCATTAGTTTTCCTTTGTTTGTTGAAGATTGTTATTGAAAGCGAATGTTCGCCTTCGCCTTGGATGCTTCCTTCTCCATCTCCAGAATTCCGCCCTCCAGGATTGACCTTCCACCCTTGGACTCTTGCGAGTTGCCACGAAGGGCTGCGGTGATGTTACGCTGATGCTCCAAAGGATCCTCAAGGTGTAACATTTTCATAACCTCCTGGTAGACTTCCTCTGGAATCTTGAAGAGGATCATCTCATTACAGCTAATACAGCCTTCAAACTTGCCTGAACTCATCTTGCCTAGTGATTCAAAGCCGTGTCCTAACTCGCTGGCTTTCACTGGCTCATAGCCTAGTGCTAATCGTTTGTCGATGCTGTCGTACTGGTTCGTGGTGCTCAACCAGCACAGGTGAAACCCAGGGATCGCGTCCCGGGGTAACTCAGGCAACGCGCTATTTGCCCACTTATCACGAAAGGCCTCCAGCCTCTCTCTGCGCTCAACATCATCCGCGTTCGCGGTGGTTCTCTCTTTGACTTCATTGACCCTGTCCTGAAGACGGTCGTCTAAGTCGCGTTTGATTCTTGTGTTAGCCATTTTTTACCCCTTATTTTGTCTGTCGTACGACGCGTATGCCTTGATCATCTGGTTTCGCTTTGACGGATCATCCCACGCCCCAGCGTCCTTGATCGCCTGAACCCTCTCACGTGAGAGCGTGAACGTCGTCCCGGATGGTCCAGCTCCCGGATTCGACGACCGCCCAGACGGTGCCGGGTTGGTGCGCTTTGACGCGCCCTTGGCCGCATACCTGTGAGGTAAACGTGATGCTAATCTACTGTCTAGCTCGTCCCAGTACTCTGGGTCCGAGGGCTCCCAACCATCGGCGGCGAGCTCCTGGTCGATCACCTTGGCGATACGGCTGTCCGTGTCCCGCCCCTGTGGATCGTACCACTTGTGTTTGTTCATCCAAGACTCTGCGTTCTCGCGCACCGCCTCGGACACCTGATCGGGAACGTTCTGCTTTGGCCGCTTGGCGTTCTCGATCTGCTGCTTCTTGTAGGCCTGCACCTGGGAGAGCCGGTTCTTTGACTCCTGTAGTAGCTCCAGGTACTCCACCTGGGCCGCGGCGTCGTTCGACTGCGCGGCCTGTAACAGCTTCATTTTTGCGTACTCGACGCGGGTTGTCTCGTCGTCGATCGCCTTGTCCACCTGAGCGAACTGAAAAGAAGCCGCGGTGCTCTCCACCGCCGCCAGCCGTCGGGCTAGCTCCTCATTCCTGCGCTCAAGCGAGCTTATCTTGTGCTTAGAAGACGCCTCACGCTGCTTGGCGAGCTCTTTCTTGAGCTTCCTCTCCTCTCGACGGGCCTCGCGAATTTTCTCTCGGTCTTCGTCAGTCTCTTCATCGTCGCCTTTTGAAGAGTTGTCAGCCGCCTGGCTGGACTCGGAGTCGTCGTCTTCATCGTCGTCCTTGTCGTCGGAATCAGCCCCGTCGTCGGACGCCTTCTCATTCTTCTTCTGATCTTCAAAGGGATCCTTGTCCTCTTCCACGGCGACCAGTACCGTGCCGTCCTCTTGCTCCCTGATAGGGAGATCTTTCTCGTCTTTTTCTGCCATGTTCCACTTTCTACAAAGTTTTAGTCAACGAACGCCTTCATGCGCTGGGCGTGCTCAAAGCTGCGGATCTTGGAGATGATCTCCCGCGCCTGTATGGTGATGAACACCACGGGCGAGCCCTCATCCTCTGGGTTAACCACGAATCGGTCTCCGCCGTACTTGATCGTCCTTACAAGATCTCCGACGCTACACCAGGGACCCTCGGGCCATGGCTCTAACGTGTCCGGGCTCTTGTACGCCAGGGATCCAATCTGCCTAACCTTTGCGACCGTCTCGTTAAACCTGAGTGTCGCCTTGGTCTCGTCTACCAGGATGATCCCGCCCTTGCTCGTTGTCTTCTCGCGTCGTAGCTGCACCAGAACACGGTCGCCCGCGACGTCAATGCCAGGGTCTATGTCCGGGAAGCACTCCGCCTCCGTGCGTAGATCTGGCTCGTCCTTCTTGTTAACATCAAATGCCATTCGGCACTCCTTTCTTAGGCTATTCAGCCTCTTCAGTTTCGGACAGGATCAGGTTGATCTCGTCCAGGGCCCGTTGCAGGCCTTCTTTTTTACCGAGCAGGTTCTTGTACTGCTCGTGGTTGTGGATCCCAACGCCCGTACAGAGCGTGGAGTCCACCAGTCTGACCTCGTCGCCTACGCGACGGATAATTTCGGTTATTAAGTCCCGCATATAACAACATATACAGGAAAATAGAGATTACGCCCCTAAAACTTTAGTAGAGCGATCCGCTGGTGCCCTTGAGGTTGTTGTAGGGCCCGACCGGCTTGGCGTTGGCAGTCTTGGACTGTGCCGCTCCACGCTTCCAGTTGTTGTCGCGGTGTGACCCGGACGCGCCCGCGTCTAGCCTTTTGTTGTCGGGGCCTCCGCCGCTCGATAGCTTGCCCGTCTCTTGGTACGTCTGACGGAATCCTTGTAGGTTGTTGTCTGCCATTTACTTCTCCCTTTTGGTTGGTCTCTTGGTAATCCCACCGGCTCTCATCTGCTCGATGTTCATCTGTTGCTGCTGGTCCATCATCTTGTTTTGCTGCGCCTGCTGGTTCTGCATCGCGGCCATACGCGCCTGGTGCTCCATGTCCATCATCTGGTTTTTCTGGGCCTGCTGGGCGTCTATCGCCTGCTGCGTTGCCTGGGCCTGCTGCATGAACGCCTCCCGCTCCGCCTGTATGCCGTGCTTTCTCATGTCCGCGTCTGCCATGTTGATCGCGTCTATCGCCGACATGTTCTGCTCGTGCGCGAGCTGGGCCTGCATCGAGTCCACCTGCACCCCGGCTTGGAACGTGGCGACGCGCTCTTTTGACGCGTTGTTGATGTTCGCGAGCGCGATCGTGGTTGAGTTCTTCTGGTCGTTGATCTGGTTCTCCGTCTGGAACTTGGTCACAAGCTCCTGAACCTTGCGCTCGAGCTCCGCCACCTTGAGCTGGTAGTCCTGCTGGTGCTTCGCCATCTCTTGCTGGAGCTTTGCCTGCGCCTCCTGCGACTTGCGCTGGGTCTCCGCCATCTGGGTCTTGAGTATGACCTGCGCGGTGGGGTCCTGCGCCGCCAGCTGCTCCATCTTCGCCTGCTGCGCCTGCTGAACCTTTTGCGCGAGCTGCTGGATCGCCGGCTGCGCGGCTTGGAACGTATCCTGCGCGTCCTGTGAGACCATCTCCGCGGCCAGGGACAGCGCCTGCTGATCCTCCAGGGTGAGCGGACGCTCCTCAAGTAGCTTCAGCTTGTCCTCGCCGCCGGATGCCTCCGCCACGTACGCGCGCATGGACTGCAGGTAGTGTAGCGTTAGGTGCTGCTTGATGTGCTCCAGCGCGTGCGGCGCGAATGCGGGGCCAATGAGTGGGCTGCCACCATAGTTGGGGTCTTGAGCATACGCCAAGTGTACCTTGATGTGCGCTAAGTGATCCTGACCTGGGTAGGCCGCCGCGGGGCGACCCATGGACATTGCAACGTTCTCCAGGGCAGGGTTTGACTCCTTGATTCCTTCTGGATCTGGCAAGATCTCGTTGATGGCCGGTACTTTTAGCTGCTTCAAAACCCTCCGGTGTGCAGCCCGAAGGTCGTACATCTGTGGGGCAGAGTTAGCCATCTGCAACACAGCCTGTGCCTGCGCGAGTCGTTGTGTCTCCGAGAAGATGTTTGGGTCGGAGACCGGTCGCACGTCATTGTTGGACGCGAAGTCGCGGATTTCAATCTCCGTCCCCGACTGGTTGTCCATCTCCTCCAGGTACCAGTAGTTGATACGAGAAAGAACTTTAAGTGATTTTGCCTGCGCCCTGTGAAGGCGGGCGTGGATGCTCGAGAATACCTTAGCGCCCTGCTCGATTAGTGCCTGGGTGGTGCCCACTGGCGTGTTAGCGTTTGCGTCGCCGATCTTTTCCTCGGCCGTCGTAACAACGCCCTTCGCGGCGTCGGTAAGCCAACCAAGTAAATTAAACAGTACAGTTGACGGCGGGTTGAACGGCAACGGCATAGCCAACTTGCGGATGTCATCCACGC